TCCTTCATAGCATCTGAAGTCCAAGCATTCTGAGGTATCATTGTTGTAGCAAACTCAAATGTGCAGTAAATTGTTGACTTACCATAAGCATCTGCTGTAGCAAGCAATCTATCCATTTCAGTTTCAACGAATGTACCCTGAGTTGTCTTATTAACAGCTTTGATATTCTTAACTGCCTCTGCAAGAGACTTAGCAATCTCACGATAAATAGCCTCATCAAGACCCTCAAGAACTAAACTATAATAATCGTTAAGTGTATATCTTCCATCAAGAAGCTCTTCCCACTCAACTCTAGCAGAACCACCGTAAGCGCTTGTAGGAACTTCAAGTGTGTAACCATCTAACTTGAAAGTCTCGTATCTACCAGCAAGACCTACTTTAGTAACGAACTGCTTAGCACGCTTCTTAGAAGCTTCGCTAATATTAACTCTGAATACTGGCTTTGTTCCCTGAGCATATGTCTGAACATCTGCGAACTGACCATATGTCTGAAGTACTTTAACAGGAAGTACTTCTGTTAAGCTAGTTTCAAGTAATGTATAAATTAAATTTGCATTTTCACGGAATAACTGTGGTGTAGCACCAAGTTCATTTAATTCCTTTGTATAAGTAGCATTTAAAGCCTCAGCTGAAAGCTTCTGGTCGCCAAAAGAGTAAGCAACAGAAGGGTTTAAAGATGCTTTCGCACTGGCTTTAGCTAATTCGATTAAGCTATTTCTATCTAATGCCATTATTTATTTCCTCCTATTACTGTATTCTCATAATCTTAACTGCTGGCTGACCATCAGCTAATGTATAAACCTTAGCTACTTCAAACACTGGACTATCAGCATTTTCAGTTTTAGATAAATAACCTGTTGCTTTATCAACATAAAGCTTATCTTTTACATCAAGCTCAATTCCTTCAACTTCATCTACATCAGATTTAGCAGCTCCACCAAATGCATTAGTCGTAAATACATCTCCAAGAACTGTAGAAATTAATCTAGGTGTAATTTCCCCATCTGTATAGTTAGAAGCAATCATAGCAAAATCTTTATGATTTTTCTTTCTTTCATCATAAAGCTTCTCTTCATTATAAATAAGCATCCACTCGCCAGCACCAGTAAGATTTACTTTACCAGTAGCATAATCATATTTAGCGAATCTACCATTCTCAATAACAGTACCCATTGTTGTTGTATCAACAGGAAGCTGTGCTAAAATCTGACCAGTAACGATGCCTGAAATATGGTTAGGTTCTACTTGAGAAAAACCTGTTCTACTAATTTTTGTAGCAGCCATGTTTCAATTATCCTCCTATTTAATTATATTACTTATTCAAATTTTCTTCGGTTTCTTTAACTGCTTTTACCCAATCAGGTACATTTGCAGAAGTGTCACCTAAAGAATATGTAACAACTTCACTCTTAACTTCTGGAGCAGCACTCTCTTCTTTTTGAGAAGCGCTTTGAGCAAGTTGCTGTCTTGTATAAACAACAGAAAGCTTAGCTTCAATTTCATCTAATGTATAATTAGACTTATTAGCAATTATATCTTTCTTATCTTCATCATTGAGCATATAGAAACGTGCGATTACCGCATCTTTTTCTTTATCCTCAGCTTCAGCTTTGAATTTCTTTAAAGACTGATATTCTTCTTCAATAGCAGTAAACTTAACTGAAAGTTCATCAAATTTCTCTTGAAGAGCTGTATATTTCTTCTTCTCTTCATCGTCTTCTTTATCTTCTTTATTGCTATCATCTGAATTAGAATCTTTTGAATCGTCCTTGTTATCCTCAGACTCATCTTTCTTATCCTCTTCGTCTTTCTTAGCAAATTCAGTTGCTGCATCAGTATTGTCTTCAGCTGGAGTTTCATTCTCAACAGAAACATTTTCTTCTACTGAAGTTGTACCTTCTGTTGTTTCTTCATTTTCCGCTGTATTCTCTAAACTAAAATTGTCCTTAATTTCTTCAGAAACTACTGTTGTAGCATCTTTTTCCATATTACTCTGTCCTCCTTTAAGGGCAAGACTAAGTTCTTGCATCATATTATATAAAGTATTTCTAAAAGTATCATCAACGTTCTTTGTAAAAGTTGTACTTACTTTTGGGGCGGTAACTGATGAACCCTCGAAACAAGGTTCAACATCTTCACCTAAAATACACAACTTTGAAAATATCGCGTCATTGATAATGAAAAATTCCATACCTGTATTATAATTTTCTGACCAATTTCCTTGAAGAGTTTTATCATCAAGTTCCATTGAGTGCGGTCTTCCCTCCTCAACGGCTACCCTACATTCCTCATATTGACCAGTCCAAAGATAACCAGTAGTCATCAAATATTCACGCTCAATGGTGTTTCCAAAGTCATCTTCATCGTTAAACTTCTGAAACCATACTTTTGCATCTGGAGCTACGAAACCATAAGGTCTAGTCATACATTGAAAATGTACTCCTTCATCATCAAAAATTACTTGCTGACCGTGGTCTGCAAAATCTTCTTTAGACTCCTTATAATACCCCACAATCGGAGCTCCACGCAGCGTCTTAGCCATTTCCGCCGCAACTTCTTTTTTTATATAAGTACCATTTCTATTTTCGCCTACATACAGAACCTTTATTTCACACGAACTCATGAGAGGATTAATTTCCAAAGGCTGTAAATTAATAAATTCAGGCTTATCTATTGTAGCAATAGACTGATGCATCTATATTCTCCTTTCATTAACTCATAGACTCTCTATTCGCTATTGTTTTTTCTGATTTCTCATCGTTTGATTTTTCCGGACGTCCGCCAGTAGAATCACTTCCAGTGTTATTAGTAGTATTACTATTAGAATTAGAACCACTAGAAGAACTTCCCTCTTTACTCTTATTTAAAACATCAGAGTTCATTGTACTAGACATCAAAGGTGGAATAAATACATTAACCAAATCAAGAATATTATTTTCAAAGTAGGCATTAGCTAATATAGAGCTTTGTGACTGACCCAACGCAATTTGCGGTAACATCTTAGAATAACCTAATTGAGTCTGTTCCTTATATAACTTAGCCATATCTTTGTAATTATAGATAGTCGTGGTTAATATTTGAGCTTTAAAATAATACTTTTTAGGAGATTTATTATAAGGCTCAAGTAAATCATTTAAGAACGCTTCATACTGCAAAATTAAATTATACATTGAAGCTTCATCATTCATAATAGATTTCTCAAGAGCGATATTACCATCAGTATTAAACAAATTCTGCGCAGTACCAGATTCATTATAAACAGAACGCTCTACTTTTTCAAGTTCATCTATTGACGTTGTAGTATTCTTATCAGCCATATCCGCAACATCAACATCCGCAAAAGTAGTTAAAACATCTATGCCAATAGCTTTACCAAGCATCTTAACTGCATTATTATGTAATTCTTGTGCTTCTTCCACATCAAAGACTAAATCACCATTTTTATCTAACGGCATTTTCTGAATAATAATCTTTAATAATTTTTGAGCCATTTTCTTTCTGTCCAACTCTTGAGCTGCATCCAAATCAATAATATAAGGAATTACAGAAATAAATAAAGGATAATCCTCTCCATTTATGTTAAATTTAACAACACTTTTTGTATCTAATAAATACCAACCAGATGAATCGCCCGGAAAGTCTGGTATTAATTTACCTTCTTTATAGGCTTTATATCCTTTTTCAAATTCCGCGGGAAACAATTTTAACATTTTAGTTCTTTGCATACTATCTTTAAAGAAATCATCAAAAAACTTCATATTAAATTCTACTGCGGGGCGCTGGTTCACTGAAAACCTAGACCTACAGTATTCAACAGGTAACTCTTGAATTACCATTTTATCAGTCTGCGGAATTAAATATCCATAATAACAACCATTTCTTAATACTTTTAAGGCTATTTCGCCAAAGACTTTCTTAACCTCAAAATTATCAAGATATAATAAAGCTTTATTAAATGTATCTGTAATTTTATCAGGTTTTACGCTTTCTTTATTAACTATATAAGGCGTAATCATCCAATCGTATCTATACAAATAAGCCATATATCGGCATAACCGCGAATAAATACCACTTACTTTAAAATAGAAATTAGAAATCTCTTTCATTGCGATTAAGTTTCCATCTCTAATAGCTCTTAAAACATTTTCTTTATCCGCTAATCTTGGGTTAATTTTTTTATAATCACCTAGACGATAGACCGCATCGTCTAAGGACTTAATTCCTACTTTTATTTTTGAGAAATCTGTATTATTACGAATACTTTCAGGAATATAATTCTCTGTGGTGTCTGTGTCAAGACTCATTCTAAAGCCTTTTTTCTTTATTTCTTCTTTTCTATTTATCAAGATAAGACACCTTAACCTTTCTAAGTATAGTATATCATAAAATTACTTCTTTGTCAAATTTTATCTAAACAAAAGTTATAAAAAATTAGATTTTAATTAATTTCTAATAGCCTGCGGCTTCCATAAGATAATCGTAATCTACTCTACCCTCATCCCAATAGGGAACTAAAACTAGAGTAATTCCATACTTGTTACAGTATTCACGCTTCAACATATCGTTGTACTGTTGCTTCTTTAAGCCACTAATCCCGCCAAATTTACTCTTAGGTTCATAATGTTGTATACCTTGAAATTCAATTAAAAAATCTAACTCGTCGTTATCATCAAAGACAGCAAAATCAAAACGAAGAGGTCTTCCGCTTGAACTTACCAAACCGGGGAAACTATATTCCTCTTGATATTTTAAACCAGCCTCTTCTAAGATTTCTTCAATCTTGATTTCTCCTCTGCTAGCACGCATTATTAGACCTCCTCTAATATACTAATATAGTATCAAAAAATCTTAGATAAATTTGTTTAGTTTTGTCCTTGTTTTCAAGAGAAAAACATAAATTTAGATATATCTCGTTTCTTTCTCTTTTTA